AACAATATCATCTATGGCTCTTTGTTCACCAAGATAATCACTAAACTTTTTTCTATAAAATACCTTACTCATCTTTTATTATATCACCCAAGTTTTTAATCAATTCATTTATATCAACATTACAATCTGTTTCTATCTTGTAGTGTTTTTCTCTTTCAATTTTGTCTTTATGGAATATTACCTTTATTGTTAAATCACAACTCTCTAATTCTAACTCAACACTTTTAACATAATACTCATCAAAGGCTATATCCCCAATTTTATACATATTATAGTGCGTATGTTATTTTTACAATACCTGAACCACCAGTTCCACCATTACCAATAGAACCAGAACCTCCGCCTGCTCCATTACCTGTATTGGCTGCTCCACTTGCTCCTTGTGATACAATACCATCACATCTTGCTCCCGCACCACCAACAGAGTATCCTGCTTGGTTGTTTGATGAACCACCGCCGCCAGCATTACCTGCTACTGGTGAGCCAGAAGCATTACCACTATTACCTTGTCCTGCGGTTCCAGTTGCTATTGTTCCACAGAAACAAGCCGCTCCACCACCATTACCACCACTTGCGGCTGAACCACAACCTGCGGGGTTGGCTCCTCCTCCTCCACCACCACCGATGGCAGTAAATCCTAAACCTGTTGTATTATCACCATTTGTTCCTCCTTGTGAGTTTCCACCACCTGCTCCACCAGCACCAATACTAATTGTTCCACCAACACTAATAGTAAATGCGGTGTAGATTTGTCCTCCACCGCCTCCGCCGCCTCCTCCATTAGAGGAACGACCACCGCCTCCTCCACCACCACCTGCGACCATCAACATAGTTACTGGACCACCCTGTATTACAGATAAAGTCCCGTTTGATGTAAAGGTGTGAGTTCTAAATCCACCAGCATCAGTTACAGTTCCACCACTCAATATAACTTTTGGAGTTGTAGGTGTTGGTGTCTGTGTATTGGTAGGTGTTGGTGTAGTTGTATTTGTAGGACTAACACTTGGGGTTGGTGTCTGTGTATTGGTTGGAGTAGGGCTTGGTGTAGGTAAAGGACAAGTTCCAATATCGGTTATTGTTCCAGAACCGCCACCAACATATACTGAACTTTGTTTAGCACATATTGTTGAACTACTACCTAAACATAATGCTTGACTTTGATTACTACCATTACAATCAATCCATACAAAAGTACCACAAATTGGAAATACACTTGTATCTGTTATTACATAAGTTCTACACGCTCTTGTATCAGTTGATGTAGGTGTTGGTGTTTGTGTGTTGGTTGGTGATACACTTGGAGTAGGTGTTAATGTATTTGTTGGACTAACACTTGGAGTAGGCGTTAAGGTACTTGTTGGTGATACACTTGGTGTTTGTGTATTTGTAGGCGTTTGAGTATTTGTTGGACTAACACTTGGAGTAGGCGTTAAGGTACTTGTTGGTGATACACTTGGTGTTTGTGTATTTGTAGGCGTTTGAGTATTAGTTGCCGTAACACTTGGGGTAGGTGTTAAACTACTTGTAGGTGTTGGACTTAATCCTATTGTAGGTGTAACAGAAGGCGTTTGTGAAGGTGTACTTGTATTGGTAGGGGTTGGTGTTGGTGTAACACTTGTAGGCGTTGGTGATGGGGTTACTGGTGGTGTTGTTGAAGGTGGTTCTTTATACACATTTAATACAGCAGCCCATACTTGTCTTGGCTGTTTAGAACCCTTTGGATACATCATATCATTGATGTTTGGCTGTCTTCTATACGGATTTGGTGGCATCTTTAATAAATATACTCGGCTTTAAGATAAAAGGGGAGCGTTTAACTCCCCTATAATTATCTTGTATTTTTTTATGATTGGAACGTGAAACCACCCGCAGTAAATACTGCTGCGATAGTTGTAGTAACATCAACCTCACGGATAGATGTTGGTTCACCACCAGTCATTGTAAGAGCGGTTGCTCCGTTAAGGTCCGTATAAGCCTGACCTGAGTTCAATGAACCTGCTGTAACCAAAAGTCCATTATCCAAACCTACCAACCAATAACGATTGTTGTTATCTTCTATCAAAACATAGATTGAGTTTTGAGATACCAAGTCAACAAATGTGTCACGAAGGGTAGTATTTAGTTTCGGTAAATTAACAACCACCTCTGGTTGGAACGTTACTGACTGTGATACAGTGTTGATTCCAAGTGTTTCACTTAAAGAACCAGACTGCTTCGGAAGTTGGAATTGAAACCAAGTACCAACACCACCGATTGCTGTAACCTGTGAATTAGTAACTGTATAACCAGTGATTTCATTGCCCACTCCACCAAGCACCCACATGGTCTTGATGCCCCCTGTAGAGGACGTTCTACAATCAAGAGTGTAGCCAGTAGAAATATAACATGCTGCCATAATTTTTCTATTTTATATTTTTTTAATTTATTTTATGTGTTTGTTTGGTTGTTCCAATTACTTTCCTTAACTTTGTATGGTAATAGAAAGGAGAAACAACCAAACAGAAACACTAATGATTATTTACAAACACAGAAAGAAGCAACATCAAAGATACCTAATCCGTATGTTACGTGTGCGTTAATTTTTACGATGTCCTCAAAAGGGTCATAGATTGCTTTGATTGTTTGCATCTCAGCATTCATACCAACCATGTAGTAAGAAGCAGGACCTGCGTAGTATGCAGAAACACCATCTAAACCTACAGTTGGAACGATTTTGACATTGCTACCCGGTAACATCAATGCCCAGTCCTCACCACTTGTAGAACCAGCAGTATCCATCGTAAATAGGTTGACAAAACTGTTGTTCCTCATACTTGCAACGAGACCTCTATAGTTAGAATACGATGTAAAAATTGTTAAATCGTCCATGTGCAATACATTACTTGGGATATTTTGGTAAATCGTAGTAAATACGTCCAATCCTGTGGACGGAGTAGCAGCAGAATATGCGATTTGGGTAGCCCCGTTTCCGCTGGTTACGAGTTGTCCTACTCCCGCAAAACATGCTGAACCATAAGTTCCACCAGTAGTGGTAGTGTTCTGCCAAAGTTGTTTTTCAACTTGGTTAGCAATTCTGTTAGAAATGTCTGTTAATATCACCTCCTCAAATGGAACCGATTCGTGAAAGTTAGCATTTGATAATGACTGACTTAAATAGGTATCATAGAGACTGTATGGACATAAAGTCTGATTCAATTTTTTATTACATAAATCTACAGTTACTAATGATTGTGTAGTTGTACCTGATGGGTCAAATCCACAACTCAAATCCTGTAAATAAATATCGTTTGTTACAAAACCTACTTTTTCAGTAGTACCTTTCAAATTTGCGCGTATGCTCGCATATTTAGGCAGTGTAAGCCCTAAAATCGCCTTAATCAACATATCCGAGCCATAAGAATTGTACACGGGTAAATTTGAAAGGTCATACGAAAATGATAATTTTTTCTTATTGTTTTCCATTATTTTAATTTATTTTTTTAATTGATTCTTAATCAAGTTTAATCTGTAATCCGCAAAAGATTCAGTGTAGTGTTTCTTTTCTTCTACAGCCTTTCTTTCAGGTAATTTCTTAAATGATTCAAAATCGGTTTTTAATGAGTTAAACTCGGTCTTAAACTTTCCGTTCATAGAACCAACCAGTTCAAGGAGGTTGTTTAATGATAATTTAATATCTTCAATGTCTTTAGAGAAATCAGTAGTCATAGTTTCTGGTTTCATCATACCTTCAACATTTTCACGTTGGATGATTTTACCATCTTTTACCATAATTCTAATCTTGTTCTCATTTCCACTTGTATCTTTCAATACCACTTGGTGTTCGCCATCAGGTGCTGGTGTTTTACTACCATCATCCTTAACCAAAAATACATCTTCACCAACATCAAAAGTACTTGATTCAAGGATTTGTCCTTGACTGTCTTTTGCTTCGGTGTAGACCATATCTTTACTTGCTTCCTGTTCTACCTCTGCGTCTGTTGATTTGTCTTCTGATACAATAGCGATGATGGTAGATTCAGTATCAACTGAAACAACCATACCATCTCTTGTAGTATGACTACCTTCAGGTGCTGGTACAAGTGTGGATTCTTTGACTACATAAAGAGTTTGACCTACTTGAAAATCTTCTTCCATGTTGTTTGTAACCTCTGTAGTTCCATCAACAAGGAAAGTTGACTTGAAGGTCTCTTTCTTAAATTGTAATCCTAACATTTTGCGGATATTATTGATTGCTGTTGTTGCATCCATAATCTTTTTAATCTGTTATTTGTTTAATAATGTTTATGATTTCATCTAATAAATACTCATCAGTTTTTAGACGTGAAAAGTTCATTAAGAAATTACCTTCTACACTGAACCCTTTTACCCTGCCTGTCTTGATATAGTTATTCCAGATGTTATCGCCTTCAGGTGTACTTAATACCTTAAATCCACCCATCCAAGTCCCATCAGGTATATCACCCCTGCTGAAACCTAATTGATATGCCTTATCTGATTCACCAGATACCAACCAACTTTCCACCATAACCACTGATTCTATCTTTCTATCAGTATGTTCATAGTTTGTTTGGTCTAATCTTTTTTCAATCATATAAAGGTTTTGTATTTTTTCTATAACAGATGGGGTGAACTTAACAAAGTATTTCTCATTTGTATCTTCATCCAATCTTGGTATAAGAATATTTGGTATCATCAATGGTGAGTATACCATCCTTTTTTCATCATCAACAGAGAAATCCTGTTTTGATGTTTCATTAGACATGATATAACCAAAATGTTGTTTTGATAGATTTGCTTCATATCTTGCGGTTCCAGGATAATAACCTTTACCAGTCATACTTTGTGGTGGTATACCAGCAAGTCCTTCAGCCATGCCTTGGTCTGCTAATACATCACCTTGAGCAATGAACTTACGGAAGGCGTGGACACATTGTGGTCCACCCTTGTAGAGCCACTTTGAGTATGGTTGTCCGTTGTGTCCAAACTCTGTATTTATATCCCTTAATAAATCTATTTCTAATCTACGGAAATATCTATTCTCAATAGACATACAAAAATCTCTATCAGGATAACCAGATAAAACCCTTTCATACTTGAAATAGATTGTTGGGTTTTTATGCTTTCTTCTTTTTATTTCGGCTTCTGTTGCTCCCCTCATAGAACCAACTACTGATTCAAATTGTTCATAGTCAATGTCCTTTAAGAACTTTAACAATTTAACAACCTCTTTTTCTTCTTCACTATAATCTTCAACACTAAAGTTAAAGTCCTCTTTTGGATGAACATCACAACCCATATAAACAACATTTCCATCTTCATCAGTATGAGTATGGTGTCCTGAACATCCGTGTTTTTCTTGTCCATAAAGTTCCGCTTCTTCAGGTGATGTAAACACTGGTTCTCCATCAATAAATCCTATCATTGTAAAACCTTGTCTTCTGTTGAATACTGCGTTTTCAGGTGTGTAAGTTGTTACTTGTAATGGTTCAATTATGGCAACATACTCATCTAAACAAGGACAATTAAAATCAACTCCTATTCTACCAAGTTGGTTTATAACATCATTGTTATTATCATAATGTTTTGTAATGTGTAAATCTTTAATCTTTTGTATTTTGGCTTTGTTTGAACCAGTCGCGTAAACTCTACTATGTGGTATTCCAAGTTCATCAGCGGTCTTATACATACCTTCTTTGATATGTCTTGCTGAAATAATATAAACCTCACTACCTGATTGTATTTCATGTAGAGCAAGTCCTTTACCCCTTATTGTACTTAAAGTATCGTCATAATCAAAACTGACTTTTTGTCCTACTGAAAAATCTTCATCTGCTTTTGAATTACAGATTGCGTATGCTTGGTCTGGTTGTTTACCTTCATTTTTGATTAGATATTCAGTACATCTGTTAATGTAATCACTCCTGTCTTCACCAGGATTTCTTTTAACAAATAATACAGGTTCAACTAACATATCAGGATTACTACAATCAACACCACCATTTTTTGCTGGGTCTTTACACTTGGTTTTATCACCTACAGGATAGTTTGCGTATGCTGGTAATGATGGTTGATAATCCATTTGTTCTAATTTACCAATTTTACTTTCCAACCATTTCTCCACTCTACCTGTTTCATCTAATCCCCAAGAATACCATGCTAATAAACCACATCCATCGTCAAATGACTTTGATGATTGTAAGTCCACTTTATGTCTATCTGCGTATGCCTTCATACGCTTTATTGTTTCCAATGAAATAGGTTCACCCTTTGATAATTGATTTAACCTTGATTTCCCTACAGGTGTTAAACAACTACCATATCCATTTTCCTCAACCCAAGCCTTTGCTTCTCTTGCGTTATCAATAATGTATTGTGGGTAATCTTTTATTGTATCAACAAATTGTTCCTTTGTGAAATAAATAAAGTTTTGTTCTATTGCTGGCATCTCTACCAACGCAATTTCAGTTACTTTTGTATCCCCTGTGATTGTTCCTTCTATATCAAGGTCTATTATTCTAATCATCTTTTATAAATAGTTTTTAATTATAAGGTGGCAAGTTCATTTAACCTTCTGTTGATTG